GAGCAATGGAAAGAACAAGGACTACTAAAAAGCAATAATTATTTTACTGTACTAGCAAACAATATTTATAAAAGAACAAGAGTAAAGAATAGTGAAATACTAGAATTGCTTATTTATAGTGCATATATAGAAGAACAAAACAAACTTGAAAAACAAGAAAACCAGATAATGTACGAAGATGCTAACTACTACTATGAACAAGGACAACAAGAAGTAACTAAAAATAAAAAGCCATCAATATTAGAGTTGGCTTTCTTTCTTGCGTTATTAGATCAACCAAACTATAGTCGGACTAACTTGGAAACAATATATTGAAACAACAATACAATATAATGCACAACAAATATATAAACAAGCAATTCTAAACATACAACAACAAAAAGACCTAGAAATCGATTCTAGTGAGTTTCAAACAATAATAAACAGACAAAACAATCAAAAACTTAATATAAATAATGATAAAATCTCAGGTGCAGCGGATTTGCAAGCGATAGGACTAAACAATTTAGCAAAAGTACAAGGAATAAAATTAAATGCAGATGATAATGCACAAGTTGAATTTTGGGCAGTAACTGATGAACATAGTACTGAGATGTGTCAATCAATGAATATGATGAGATTTTATATTAATAAAGAGAATAAGTTTGATAGATATTGGGGAAATAGTAAAAAAGATATTAAGCTTATGCCAGTTAGGGTAAATGGGCTGGTACCTGGTATTAATTTACCTCCAATAATGTACTATTGGCATTGGTGCAGGAGTACGATAAGATATGTTTCACCAGTTGCAAAACAAGGAAAAACAGAGTATAATCTTGATATACCTAAAATAAGCAAAGAAATAAGAAAAATATTGAATAACACAAAATTAAATTCTGATGTAAAAAAATTGTTCAATAAGTATTTAACAGAGAATAATGCAGAAATAAATAACAACTTAGATGTTCCAATGCGATATAGTGTTGACGACGATAAAATATATGTAAATCCAAATCACTCAGATTTTAAATATTATGATTTACAAGAAAGCTTAACACATGAAATTATACATATGATAGATAATAGAAAACAAATTACATTGAATAATCATGATTTTATTGAAACTCAAATAAATTTAGCAAATATTGAGATTATGAAAGAAAAAAATAGATATATAGATCTATTTATGAATGATAGTAATTATGAAGAAAACATGACTATAAGTGATATATTTTCAGCAGTAACAAATAATCAAATAAAAGGTGCTTTTTATCACGATAGTTCTAAGTGGAAAAAACATAGTATTAAGTATAGTGAAGTAGTATCAAACATATTAACTGCAGATATAACAAACAATAAATACTCTTTAGAATTGATAAAAGAAATAAAGCCATTAAATAGAATTAGAGAAAGGTTGTTAAAGGAATATGAAATTATCTGACAAAGCATATAAATTAAGAGAAAGATATAAAGAAAAATATAATAAACAACCAAAAGGTTGGGAATATGACAAAGAAACAATGAAAGAATATGAAGAATATTTAGAAAAAGAATTAGAAAAGTAGAGGGGATATTTAAATGAAAATATTGACATATTTATCTAAAGAAAAAATCAATAGCGTTGTCAAATTAAAAGAAAGCTATGATTTTAATATAGATATTAATAATAAGAAATATGAAGCAACTTTATATGGATATTCTGTTGTTATTGATTTTTCTGGTGGCGAAATAATTAATAGTAAAATTAAAATAAGAAATATAAGCTTTGAAGATATGAGTATATTAAATTTTCAAGTAGGACAAAGAATCCAAATTGATGATGAAGATTATTATGTGTCTAATATAATAGCAGAAGGCTTTTGCCAAAGAGTAGAAGTAACAATGGTTAAAAAGATAAAAGAGTAAATACAAAATTGTATTTACTCTTTTATTATGGAAAGAAGGTAGGAAATATGTGGTTGTTAGTTTTAATATTAAGCATTAAATTACAAATGCCAACTTGGTATTGGATTGTATTTACTATAATTACGATATTTAGACCAATTATTTGGGTAGTTAAATATAATTTTGCTGATGGATATATGAAAGCAATAGAATAAAGATAATAAATAAGTTAATAACATTTTATAATTATAAATTTTTAGACGTAGACGTACGTCTATTTTTTATGCCTTTTTACTGATTGCAGGCTATAAAGAACAACAGAATTTTTAAATGTAACAATTTGGGCAGAAGAACAAATTGGGATAGGAGAAAATATGGAAGGCGAAAACCAAAACGCAAATAACACAAATACTGATGTAAACGGGGCAAATAATGCAACGGATAATAATCAAAACAATCAAACACAAACTTTTGATGATGTTTTATCTAACAAAGAATATCAAGCAGAATTTGATAGAAGAGTTCAAAAAGCAATTCAAACACATGAAACAAAATTAAAAGAACAATGGAAATTAGAGCAAGACACACAAAAGTCAGAAGCTGAAAAGTTAGCTCAAATGAACGAAACTCAAAAACTTCAATATCAATTGAAGAAACAAGAGGAAGCAAACCAAGAAATTCAAAGAAAGTTAAATGCTAGAGATTTAAAAGATGAAGCTTTTAAAATAGCAACTACACAAGATACAGCATTTGACCCAGAATTTTTAAATCTTTTTGATTATGGAAATATGACAGCAGAGCAATTACAAGAAAAAACAAAGCTTATAAAAGCAATTCAAGACAGAATTGTTGAGAAAGCAGTAAATGAGTGGTCAAAAGAAAAGCCACCATACAATCCAGACCCATCTGGTAATAAGTCAAGTGCTGATGAAGCAATAAGAAAGGCAATGGGATTAAAGTAAGAAAGGAAGAATAAACAATGAATAATATTGAATTATCAACAATATACTTACCAAAACTAGATGAAGTATATAAAAATGAAGCAAAAACATCTATATTAGATGGAGACGAAACAACAGTACAAAAAGGATTAAATGGAGAAATTAAAGTAGCTAAACTAGATATGGATGGTTTAGGAGACTTTGACAGAAATTCAGGATACACAAAAGGTTCAACAAGTTTTAAGTGGGAAACAGTAAAATATGATAAAGAAAGAAGTCAAGATTTAAGAATTGACAGATTAGACAATCAAGAAGCATTAGGATTGCCATTCGCAAGATTATCTGGAGAATTTGTAAGAACAAAAGTTGTTCCAGAAACTGATGCAGCGAGAATAGCAAAAATAGCAGGAGTAGATGGAATATCAAGAAAGAAAGAAACAATTTCTGATGGTGCAGGAGTTGTAAGTGCATTAAGAGCATGTACAAATAAAATGGATGAGGATGAAGTTTCAACAGAAAATAGAATCTTATTTATAACACCAACACTAAAAGGAATGGTTGACGATTTAGATACAACTAAATCAAAAAAAGTACTAGAAAGATTTTCAACAATAATTGAAGTTCCACAAACAAGAATGTATACAGCAATAACATTAAATAGTGGAAAAGAAAATTATGGATACCAAAAAGCAAAAGACACATACATTAAGTCAAAAGATACAGCTGTAGTATCAGGAAAGACATATTACACAGAAAATTCTGGAACATATTCAAAAGTAAATTCTCCAACAGGAAATCCTTCAACATCAGACTATTACGAATTAATAGAAGGTGGAAAAGATATAAACTTCTTATGTGTTGAAAAATCTGCAGCAGTAACAGCTATGGACCAATACATAAAATACTTTACACCAGATCAAGACCAAAGTGGAGATGACAATGTATTTAAATACAGAAACAATAACTTATATGGACATGTATATGAAAACAAATTAGCTGGTGTATACTGCTCATACGAAGGATAGGAGGTACTAAGATGGCAACATTTATAGGACTAAAAGTAAATAAAGAAGAAAAAGAAGTTAAGCCTAAAGCTAAGAAAGAAGAAATAAAAAAGACTGAAACAAAAACTGAAAAAGAATAAACAGGGAGGCAATAGAAAATGGACGATAATATAGATAAAATAACAAATGATTTAGGACCTAATTATAGAGGTGACGACAAGGTATTAAAAGAAATATTAGAGGAAGTTAGTTCTATTGCCTCTGATATTTCTAATAGGCAAAAAGATGATGAAAAGTTATTTCCATACATAAAAAAAGCTGTAAAAGCGATCTATTTGTCAAGAGGTGCAGAAGGATTAACAAGCAGAAATGAAGGTTCTATTTCAACATCATATGAAGATATTATAGACAAATTAAGAAATGACATTATAAAATCTGGTTTAAGGAGGATTAAATAATGTTATTACGAGATTTAACAAAAGTATATATATCTAAATATGAAGAAATAGAAGACCACGGCGAAACAGACCAAGTATGGAAATATAAAGGCATAGCTTGGTTAAATATGCAACAAGACGTCAATGAGTTAGATAGAAAGTCTACTGGTGAAGTGGATTATAGCACTTATAAAGGAAGAACAACAAATGAATATGACATACAAAAAGGTAATGGAATATCATTTGAAGATATCTCAAAATTAGAGGAGTTTAAGCCTCAATATAAAGTAACTGATAAAAATAAAATCGGAAGTACTTATTTATATATATGTGAGAAGGTGCAAGAATGATAAATTTCAATTGTAATATAAAAGTAAAACATAATTTCAAAAATATAAGTGCTATAGCTCAAAAATTGCCCCAAATAGCAAAAGAAATAACAGAAGATGTGTTAAATAACATTAGAGGTTATGCTATAAAGCTAGAAAAAGGGCACAACGAAAATGGTATATTAGTTGAAATGATTGATATGTCTACAAAAGAGGTAAAAGGAAGGGTTTATGCAGACCCTTCTAAATTTATGTCTAATGGAGTTTCATATTTATTTTTTGAATACTTTGGAACTGGTGCCAATGCTGAGATGGAACATGTGGGAAAAACCAAACACTTCATTCAAAGTGGCTATACAGAATGGTTTATTCCAGTAAGTAAAGTCGAAAAAGCATTATCATATCCAGTTGTAAATATTCAAGGAATAGATTTTTATATAGCTCATGGAAGTAAGGCAAATCACTTCATGGGTGATGCTAGTTTCCAAAATAGAGAAGAGAATGTAGAATTTGCAAAGAAAAAAATAGAAGAAATGTTGAAAGAGGTGTGTAAATGAAAGATTTAAGTATAAAAGAGTTTAGTGATTTAGTATATGAAAAGCTAGAATCATTAAAATATAAACAAATATTGACAAATCCAACAACTACAAGTAAATTTCCTTGTCTTGAATTACATACAACTTTGAAATCTGTAAATAAAACAGAAAACGCATTTCCAATTCTTTCTACATTTCAAATATCAATAACTTGTTGGAATGAAAAGCAACGTCAGGCTATGCAAATGACAGATGAAGTTAGTACAAAACTTCAAGAATATAATTTTATAAGGACAAATACCAGTCCAGCAGTATATGATCCTATATTGCAAAAATACGGTATAACAATAATATTTGAGGTTCGTTATAATTCAATAACGACCTCTTTTAATTTTATAAAATAATAAGGAGGAATTAGAAATGGCAGATACACCAGCAACAACAACACCACAAGTTGCAATGAAGGCAGAAGTATCATATGCAACAACATTAACAGGAAATAGAACTAAAATTGGTTATGTTCAAAAAGTAGGACAATTAAAGACATTAAAAGAAGGGCAAACATATAGTGCATTAGATTTAGATGAAGAAAGGATGGCAAAGGGAAAAAGAAAAGCAGAAGCAGTTGATATTGAAATGATGTTTATACAAGAAGTACATAAAGCAATGGGAGTTATAGCAGATGCAGATACAGAAATATATTTATTTGTTAAATATCCAGAGTCAACAGCATCAGTTGCAAGTAAACCACTTGTACAAACAGTAAAATGCACAATAGATATTGCAGGACAAGAAATGAATGATGGGGATTTCATAAAAGATACTATGAGAGTATTTAAAAATTCAAAAGTAGTAGAAACAGATGGATATCCAGTTGAAGAAGATTCAACAAAATTTTAAGGGGAGGCTTTGAGCCTTCTCTCTTTTGCAAAGGAGAGAAAAAATGATAATAGAAACAAAAAACAAAACAATTAATTTAGTACTAAAAACAAGAAAAATAGTAGACATAGCTAATCTACTAAAAAACAAAAATTTTGAAGAAGCTTTTACAAAAGCATATTCAGAACTAGACATGGAAGCATTGTCAAAAATAATATTTAAGTTAGCAGAAGATGAGGATGGGAAAAGTGTATTTGCAACATCTGGCGAAGTATATGATTTTATGGATGAATGTAGGGCAGACGGAATAACAATTAATGATTTATATGGAAAAGTAGCAGAGGCGTTGAATGAAGAGGGTTTTTTCAAAAAGAAGATGTCAAAGAAGGAACTAAAAGAAATGACATCAAATCCGTTGTCAACAATGAATATGAACGAATTAATTCGAAAGTCAGCAGAAGTAGCTGTAAACAAAATGACGGAACAAATTATATCAGAAATTTAAAAGATATAAATATAAAAATAAAAAATTCAAAAAATGTAGTTGAACTAATAAATGCATTAGAAATGTTTGCATATTATTGGGGAATGAAACCACATGAGTTTTGGAATTGTAGATATTCTGAAATAAAAAACTATTGCCAGGCTAATTTGGCAAAGAAAAATGATGATTTAATAGATGCAATAAATTTACAAGAAGCAGCAACAAACAAGCTAATAGCAGGTGATTGTATGAACCAAAATGCAAAAGTAATCCTTATTAGAGATAATTACAAAGAACTTTTTGAGTCGCAAGAAGAAGTTCAAACTTTAGAAGAACAAAGAATGTTGTTTAAAGGTTAAAAAAATATAAAAAAAATAAATTTTCGACAGTTTTCGACAATATTTTCAAATAGTTTATAATATAATTTTCACATAAATAAAAAAGGAGGAGATATATATGGCTCATTATCAAACAATGACATCAGATAAAAATAAAGATACAGCATTAATAATGTGCATATTTGGAGGATGGTTTGGTTTACATCAATATTATGTTGGAAATATAGGAAAAGGATTATTATATACATTTACTTTTGGGTTATGTATGATTGGATGGTTCCTAGATACAATAAAGATACTGTTGGGAAGCTTCAGGGACAATGTCGGAGCACCATTAAGAGCAACTAAAAAACAAAATAATTAAGAAACACTTACTTAGGTAGGTGTTTTTTTATGCAAAAATACAGAAAGGAGGAATATCTTATGACGGTGGAAGAAATAGAAATAGTTGTAACTGCAAAAGTTGAGGAAGCATTAAAAGAGTTTCAAAAGTTCTTACCAGCTATAAAACAAGCAATGAAACAATCACAAGAAGCATTTTCAAAAATGGATATGAAAGAATTTTCAAGAAAAGTAAATCAAGCTGGAGTTTTTGTTAAAAAGAAATCACAAGAAATGAGAAAAAGTTTAGAAAACAATAATATAAAAATAAGAGTAAACAATGATGAAGCAAAAAAACAAATAAGTCAAATTCAGAAAGAAATAGATAGTTTACAAAAAAAAATAAGTGAACGAGAATTGAAATTAAATTTAACGAATAGTGCTTTAAATAAAATGGAAGATGAAAAAAAACAAGAAGTAACAAAAAAAATGCCAGATGCAGCACCTAAAAGGATAAATCAATTTACACAGTTAAAATTATATCAAGATCCAAATTTTGTTGGATTAGAAAAACAAAGTGACAAATTAAATAATGAAGTAATTAGATATAACGCTTTATTAGACAGTGCTAAGGTTAAATTAAGAGAAATAAAAGAAAATGCACATTTTTCAAAAATAACAGGATTTGCTGGAAGTGTAAAAGACTTAGATGGCATTGTTTACAAAGTAAAACAAACAAGGCAAGAAATAGAGCAAACATCAACTACTCAAAACAGATTGGGTAGTTTTTTGGATGTATTTAAACAAGAAGCAGAACAAATAAAACTTACTATACAGGCTGTAAAGCAAAGTTTTAACAATGTATTTAGCGGCAAAGCTTTTAAGAGTGATGATCAATTTGACTTAGGAAAAAGCGAAAATCAATTAAGATTAATTGATTTAAAAATAGATAAATTAGAAACTAAAATAAAAAATGCTCAAAAAGGTAAAATTGAATTAAGTGATGAAGATATTGCAAAAGCAGAAGTGGAATTAGATAGATTATATAATCAAAAAGAAAAAATAGAAAAATCGGGTGGAGGAAATTTCTTTTCAAAGCTATTTTTAGAAGCTAAAAAGACTAAACCAGTAATTGAAAAAATATCTACCCCTTTAGCAAACATAAAAAATCAGGTAAATAAAATGAGCTCAGGACTAAAAAATGGATTGGGGCATGTTATTAAATATGCTACAGCGTTATTTAGTTTGCGTGGAATATATTCTGTGTTAAGTAATTCTGCTCAAAGTTGGTTATCAAGCCAAAATGCAGGAGCTAAACAGTTAAGTGCTAATATAGAGTATATGAAATATGCTATGGGAAGTGCATTAGCACCAGTTATTCAATTTGTAACAAATTTAGTATATCAGTTAATGAGAGCAATTCAAAGTGTTGCATATGCATTGACAGGAGTAAATATTTTTGCAAAAGCTACAGCTTCATCAATGAAAAGTGCTTCTTCTAGTGCAAAACAAGCAAATAAATCTTTATCAAGTGTACATAATGAAATTAATAATGTTTCTGATAGCAAAAATAGTGGAGGCAGTTCAAGTACGCCTAATATAGATTTATCAAAAATGGAAAATACGCCTAATTCAATAATTGATGCAATAAAGAATGGCAACTGGTATGAAGTTGGAGAAACAATTGGACAAAAACTAAATGATGCAATGAACAGCATAGATTGGACAAAAATACAAAATACAGTAAGAAATATAGCAACAAATATTGCACAATTCCTAAATGGATTTATAAAAACAACAAACTGGAATCAAGTTGGAAATACATTCGCACAAGGAATAAATACAGCAATTTATTTTGCTTACAATTTTGTAACAACATTTGATTGGAAACAGTTTGGAAAAGCAATTGGAGATAGTATAAATGGATTTTTTAACAACATAGATTGGGCAACAGCTGGAAAAACTTTAGGAGATGGGATAAAAGGAATATTTGACAGTATAGATACTGCTTTAGAAGAAATAGATTGGCAACAAATTGCTAGAGATGTTGAAGATTTCATCAAAAATATAGATTGGAGTGGAATTGTACAAGCGTTTTTTAGAGGTCTTGGTGCTGCTTTTGGAGGTTTTTCACTTTTTTTAGGAACACTAATAAGTGATGCTTTTAATGGTATTGGAGATTATTTCAATGATAAAATAGAAGAGTGTGGAGGAGATATTACAAGAGGAATATTTAATGGAATTGTAGATGCGATAGCAGGAATAGGGCAATGGATTAATGATAATATATTTGAACCATTTATAAATGGATTCAAAAATGCATTTGGAATACATTCACCATCAACAGTCATGGAAGAACAGGGGCACTTTATTATAGAAGGCTTAAAAAATGGCTTAACAGGTATTTGGAAAAATGTTGCTAGAATATTTGAAGAATTTTGCAAAAACGTAAAAACTAAGTTTAAAGAAATAAAAGAAAATATATTTGATACTTGGGAAAATGTGAAAAGTAAAACGAATGAAAAGTGGGAGGAAATAAAAGGAAATGTTACAAATACTTGGAATAATATAAATGAAAAGGCCAAAGAAAAATTTGATACCATTAAAAATAAGGTAACAGAAACATGGAATAACATTAAAAACGATCCAAGCAAAGCAGGAATGGCAACAGTGATATTTAATACTTTTTCAAATATAAAGGAAAAAGCTAGAGAACAATTTGATGATATTAAAACAAAAATAACAGATAGCTGGAATGATATTAAAACTGATAAAAACTTGTCAAGTATGTCTGATTCAATTAAAAATACTTTTAGTAACTTGGGAAAAAACGCATCAGCTTGGGGAAAAGACCTGGCAGATAATATGGCCTCTGGAATAAAAAATAACATTCATAAAGTGACAAGTGCAGTAAGTTCAGTTGCAAATAAAATAAAAGACTATTTACACTTTACAGAGCCCGATGTTGGACCGTTAAGCAATTTCCATACATACATGCCAGATATGATTGACTTGATGGTTAAAGGAATAAAAGATAATACTAGCAAAGTAAAAAATGAAATAGAAAATTTAGCAGGTACAATGTCTTATACAATAAATACGGAGCCTTTAACCCAAATAGATACAACTACATCTCGAATCAAGCCGGTAAATGTACAATCTTCAAGTTTAGCAGAAAGATTTGAAGATGCTTTGACAGGTTTTAATTTTTCAAACAATACTGATAGACCAATATATCTAACAGTAAATGTAGGAGATAAAAAATTAGGACAAATATTGTTAGATGACTTAAGAGATAAAACAAGAAGAACAGGCAAAGATATAGAAGCTTTAATAGGAGGATAAAATTATGATATGGAGAGAACATGGAAAGACAGAAAATCTGCCAACACCAAGTACATATAGTGCAGATATAGAAGATACCGATAAAGATAGTTATACATCAAATGATGATGGTTCTTTAATTGATAATCCCATTGCAGTAGGAATGTTAAAGCTTTCTATGTCATGGGATTTTAATACAGAGGAAGAAGCCGAAGAATTATGTCAAAAGACATTTAAAAATCCATTTATACTAGATGTCAAAGTTCCAGTTGTAAAGGGTGGTTTTCTAGAGAATGCACAATTCAGAGTTTCAAAAAGAAAAGTTGAAATGATAAAAACAGAAAAAGGAACGGCAACAGAAAAAACAAAATGGAAAACATCATTTAATTTAATGCAAAAAGAATTAACAGATGCCCAAAAACAAATTGTCTTGGAGGTAAATGATGTATAAGGGATTAACAGACAAAGCAATAAAAACAATATATAAAAGCAACGCACTAACAGTTACTAATATTTATATAGATGATGTATTATTAAATCCAAAATATTTGCTAGATTTTAAACATGGTGGAGAATTGTTTGATGAAAAATTAGAACTAGGAAGTGTTCCGAGTCAATACATAGAGATGAAAATACATAAAAGTTCTGGAATAACAAGTGCTAAGACAATACGAATAGAATACGGAGTTTTAGTAAATCATGCTATAACAGTTGCAGAGTTAAATAAAATGCTAGTATGCGATCTAAATAAATTACAAGTAAAAAGTTTAGCAAAACATGATGATAGTTTTGAGATGATGCCAATACGGAATTTATAATGTAGATGACTATAACGGTGAAGACAATAATGTAATAAACATAAAAGCAGCAGATAATATTATAAAATTAGATGCAGATGATGGATATTATGATGCTAGTGAATTGATAAAAGATAAAGGCTATGCAACTCTTAGTGAAATAGCAGCAAATATATGTGAAAAAAAGGGGCTTGAATTAGAAACAAGCTCTTTTCTTAATTCAGACAAAAAAATATATACTTATGATAACCAAATAAAAGCAAGAGAATATATGAGTTATATAGCAGAAAAAGCTGGAGGAATTTGTTGTGCTGGAAGAACTGGTAAAATTCAAATAAAAAAGCTTGGAGAAGATGCAGAAACAATTCCTCAAAGACTTTTTAAAACTTATAAATGGGGAGAAGAACATCAAATATCAAGAGTTGCATATGAAAATGGAACTGAAACATTTAAGGTCGGAGATGAAACAAAAGATACTCTTTGGATCAGGCAAGAAAATTTATTTATTAGTGAACAAGATGATATTCAAAAAATATATGATGCTATGAAAGAGTTAGTTTTTTATAGTTTTGAAGGAACTACAATAATAAACCCAGCTATTGATATTGGAGATATGATTAATATTGATGGAAAAAAGGTAATTTATCAAGGCGAAATGACATTAAATAAGCGATTTATAGCAGATATAAAAAGCAAAATAGCAATAAAACAAAAACAAGAAACAACAACAAGAAAACAAAATCAGAAACTTATAAATAGAAAAATTCAAAGTCAAATAGATAAAGAAAACTTAAAATTAACTCAGTTAGCACAAGAAACAACAGAAAACTCTCAAAAAATAACAGAGCATACACAAACTTTAGACAGTATAAGTAATAAAGTGCAAAGCAATGAAACTAATATAAATAATAATTATCAAGATGTGATTGGAAAAATAAATGATTGTGCGCAAAAATCAGATGTTGAAACAATATCAAAATCGGTCGAAACAATACAAACGGATACCAATTATGCAATAGATATATCTAAAGAAATTCAACAAAACGGTGTAACGAAAATCAAGACTTCGACAGGCTATACTTTTGATGAAGATGGTCTAACAATAGAAAAAACAAATGCAAAAACTAAATCAAAATTAAATGAGGCTGGACTTGAAATAAATGATGCAACAGGAAGTAGTGAAGAAAGTTTATTATTTGCAGGATATGATGAGAAAACAGGAGAAACAATTGTAAAATCTAAAAATATGACAGTTAAAAAATATCTAGTTGTAGGAAAGCATACAAGATTTGAAGATTATAATGATGGAAATGGAGAAGCATGGACAGGTACTTTTTGGCTAGAATAGGAGGAAAAAATGGGAAATATGAGTGGCAGCTATGGTGAACATTACACACTATGGCAATCTATAACGGTAAATTCACAAAATATAGCAGAAAATTATTCAAATGTTACAGTAAAAATGTATTTAACATTTGATGGAAGTTCATATTATGCTTTTACAAACAGTGAAACTTATGGAACAATGTCAATAGATGGATATCCAGCTATGACTTATGGTATTTCTAATCTAGCATTTAGTTCAGGACAAGCAAAAACAATTACGTTGGCAACTTGGAATGGAAATATAGGACACAGCGCAGATGGAACAAAAAAATTAGTCGTTACAGGAACGTGGGACACTGATACTTCAAGAATTGGAAGTGGTAGTTGTAGTACTTCTTCAATTTTGGCAACAATTCCGCGTACAAGTTCAATAAGTTGTAGCAGTGGAAATATCGGTTCAAATACAACTATTGTAATTAATAGAGCAAGTGCATCTTTTACACATACGTTAACATATCAGTTTGGAACATTAAGTGGCACAATAGCAACAAAAACATCTGCAACAAGTGTTAATTTTGCATTGTCAAATGATTTTTATAAAATGATACCTAACAGTAAAAGTGGAACAGGTACAATATCTTGCACTACATATAGTGGAAACACTGTAATAGGCTCTTCGTCAACATCATTTGTTGCAAATGCAGTAGAAAGTGTATCTAAGCCAACCCTTACAACAACTTTAACAGATACTAATTCAAAAACAATAGCATTGACGGGAAACAATAAAATAATGGTTTTAAATGCTTCTATAGGAAGTTTAGTAATATCAACAACTTTACAAAAAAATGCGGGAAGTATAAAAAGTGTAACAGTAAATGGAACAAATGTAGGAACTGGAGCAAGTATAACAAAAACGTATTCACCAGTTAAAACAAGTACATTTACAATAGTTGTAACAGACAGTAGAGGATATTCAACAACAGTTAAGTTATCACCTACAGTAAAAAACTATATTGTTCCAACTGTAAACGCAACGTTTTCAAGACCTTCGCCAACGACAGGACAAATTAATCTTAAATATTCAGGAAATTGGTTCAATGGTTCGTTTGGAAGTGTAACAAACACATTAACAGTAAGTTATAAGTGGAAATTAAGTACAGATAGTTCTTATACAGAAGGAACAACAACAATAACTCCAACTAATAGTGGCAATGCCTATTCAAGATCTTCTATAAGTTTAGGAACAAGTTTTACTTATACTAATTCTTATGACTTTGTATTAACAATATCAGATAAAATCAATACAATAACTTATTCTCAAAGAGTTTCGCAAGGATTGCCAATCATTCAGTGGAACAAGGATAAATTTAAAGTAAATGGAAAAGCATATATAAATTCACGACTTGTTAAAGCGTATATGGGTGTTGCTGTTGATTTTGATACAGCCTTAACAACAGGAATTTATCAAGTAAATTCAAGTACTAAAAATCCACCATACGCAAATCCGTACGGATTTTTAAGTACACAAGTTATGAATGGAGATACATGGAATCAACAAAGCAATTGGATATGGCAAGTTTTTTATAGTACAGCTACAAGTAGAATTTATAGTCGAAGAGCAGTTAACGGTGGTAATTGGTCAAAGTGGGCAAATATACTTGAAGTTACAACATTATATGATAATTCGTCAGGAACAACAGGAACAATAACTCTAAATGAAACAGCAGCTAATTTTACATATTTAGAGATATTTTATTTTTATCCACATTGGAATGGAACTCTGTATGGTTCAACAAAGATATATTCACCTAACGGAAAACTTTCAACGTTAGGAACGGATTTACAATATAATGATAATGGTACTATGTTCTTGAAATGGTTGAGAATTTTAATAAGTGGAACCGCATTAAACGTAAAAGCGGCAGGAAGTGCTTATTATGGTTCTACTTCAGGAACTGATACAGCAAACGGATTAAAAATATATAGAGTTGTAGGCTATAGATAGGAGGAAAAAATGGCACTAAAAAAGCAAGTAGAATTATATAATGGAATAATTACAAATTATCATAGAATAGTAAGCATAAACAAAATAACAAACAACTGTAATATTATAGAAGTTGCTTCTTATATATCCGAACAGCAAAGAGAAAAAGAAAAAGAATATTACAATAGCACAAATGAAAATAAAAGTATGAATATATTTATAGAAACAAGTTTTGTGCAAAAAGAATATTCGGAAAATGAAACTATAGAAGAATGCTATAAGTATTTAAAAACATTAGAACAATTTAAAGAAGCAAGAGATGTTTAGGAGGGTATATATGTCAGTAAAAAAGATAGAAAATTTTAATATACATGAACAGCCAGAAAGTAATACAGATTCATTTGGTGTAGAATCATATTTAAATGAAAATTTCGAAAAAACAAAAGAGACAATAAACAATAATGCGGAAGAGTTAGAACGACTACAAGTTGAAAATAAACAACTCAAAGAGCAGATACCGTCACGGAACAGCAAGTGGAAATAGTGTGCATGTTGAAGATAGCGGAAGTTTGGATTTTAATTGGAAAATAAAAGGTGGACACTATCAAAAACAAACAGTTCAAAGCGATAATCTTTTAATTTTAGAAGACACAACTATAACAACAAATGGAATAACACTTGTAGTTAAAGATGGAGTAATAACAATAAATGGAACTCCAACAGCATCAACTAATATAGATTTTAAGATAAAAAAGAAATTAAAAGCGGGAACTTATTGGCATATGGTTAACAGAGCAAGTGGGTCAGCAAGTGGTAACATAGGATTTTTAATAATGAAGTCTATTAGCTCATCAGCTACAACAATAAATGGTAGTGGAGGAGCTAATTTTACTTTAGAAGAAGATACAGAAGCGTTTTATAGAATTTGGACTGATAAGAATAATACTATATCTAATGTTGCATATAAATGTTTAATAAGCGAAGGCTCAGATTCAAAACCGTGGGTGCAAGGAATACCAGATAGTCCAAGCTTAGATTATCCATCTGTGATTGAAACCGCGGGAAGTAATGCGAATTTATTTGATGGCGAATTAGAATCTGGGTCATTAGCGAATAATAGTGGACAAAATTATGCTAATGCAAAAAATACACGTTCAAAAAATTACATTGCTGTTGAGGAAAACACTACATATGTACTTTCAGATAACATAAAAGGTTCTTTCATAGTACACGCTTATGATGAAAACAAAAATTGGCTATCAATGATAGGGGCACAAAATTATACAGGACAATATATATTTGTTACTCCTCCTCAAACATCTTATATAAGATTTAGAACAAATGAAACTGATTTAACTGCAAAGATAAAATTAGAAAAAGGTTCAATAGCAACACCATATTCACCATACGGAATGGGTAGTGTAGAAATAGATGTAGTAAATAAGAATATATTTGATGGAAATAAGGCAGTTGAGTTTTGGAGAGGCTTTGGAGCACAAGTTGAATTTGTAGAGAATGTCTTTAAAGTGAACGCGGTACATCAAAGTTTGTATTCGAAAGCATTTAAAATAATTGATGAAGTTAAAAATTTAACTTTGAGTGTAGGAGATATAATTAATGATACAGGTATAAATGCGAGAGTTGGACTATGCACAATAAAAGAAGATGGGACTATAAATAATAGAACAGTTATCTATCAAAATCAAACTATAACTAAAAATGCGAATGCTATATATTTCGACTGGTCGAAGGCAGGTGCTTTCACTGTAAAAGAAATAATTGTGTCTGTTAATGAAAACACAATAACAAATGATTACGTACCACATCAATCTCAAACAGCAATAATGCCAATTCAACAAGAAATGCTTGATGGAGATTATACTGCAGATGTAGAGCATCACGAGTGGGGAAAAGCAATTTTAAGTGGAAATGAGGATGTTATCATAGATGGAACGTATTCAGGAATTACACAATTTAAGATTGCAATATTAAATGTAAAGAAACAATCAAATCCTTCAGAGATATGTGTATTATCAAATTATTTTTTAGGAGTGGAGTGGAACAACTCATGGACAAAAAATAATAGCATTGTGAATAGAAGTGATAATTCAGTAAGAGTTATGACAAGCAAATATACGACTATAGACGGATTTAAAGCTTTGCTAAAATCAAAATATGATGAAGGAAACCCAGTAGTAATTTATTATAAATTGGAAAAAACAATTAACTTAGAACTAACAGAAGAGCAAAAAACAGTAAGAGATACTAAGTTATATACATATAAAAACATAACAAATATAAATGTAAGCGATGAATTAGCAAGTGTAGAAGTAGAGTACAAGAAAGACCAGGACACAATAAATAAAAATTATGAGAACAGATTAGCAGCTTTAGAGGCTGCTAGTATTAGTTAGGAGGAAACTATGTTTGAAATAATAAAAAGTGTAATTAGTAAAAAAGATTACAAATTAGAAGATATGCTTTATAAAATAGCAAAAATGTATATCGAAGGAAGAATAACAGAAGCAGAAAAGAGCGAGTTAGACAATCTAGCTCGTTCAAATGCTATACCTGAAAACAGTTATGATATGCAAAAACAATTAGATAATTTAGAAGCAAGAGTAAAAGCATTAGAAGAGAAAAGCACAACAGAAGAGCCAGGAACTACTGAGAAATATCCAGAGTATGTACAACCAACCCGGTGCTCATGACTCTTACAAAACAGGAGATAAAATCACATATAACGGAAAGAAATACATATGTAAGATGGATAATTGTGTTTGGAGTCCTGATACTTATCCTGCAGCGTGGGAAGAAGTTACGGAGGAATAGCAAATGTGGGAATTTATACTAAAGTATTGGTTGCAAGAACTATTCGCTATAATCTGCATGCTGATAGGATATTTATTTAAAAAGATAGCAAGATTGTGGAAGAGACAACAAGCTATCGAAAATGGCGTACAAGCTCTTTTAAGAAATGAGCTAATAAGAAGATATAGAGAATACGAGAGCAAAGGCGAGATTTCCATTTTAGACCAGGAGAATATAACTCATATGTACGAAGAATATAAAAATTTAGGTGGAAATGGAACTGTAAAGAAATTATATGATGAAATGTTAGAATTACATATAAAAATAGTAAAGTAGAGGAGTGAAGTATTATGGAAAAATTAAAGAAAATAGCTAAATATACAATAAACATATTAGCAATAATAAGTGCACTAGTGGCAGGAATAAATGCTGTAGACGGTATAACAATACCATACGCGATACAAATAGTACAAGTTATAGCTGTTATAAACGGTGTAATTAGTACTTACCTATTAGGGCAAAAAGCAGTAAATAGCAAGGAGGAATAGGCATGGAAGAAGAAATTGTAGAAACAATGGAATTAGCCGAAGAAGATGCAAGAGGGGAGGCTAACGAATAATGAACATTGAAGAAAGATTATTAACAATTAATCAATATAGTCGTTCAGGAGAAAAACAGAATAAGATTGAAAATATTGTAGTTCACTGGGTAGGAAATGCAGGAAGTTCTGCTATAGCTAACAGAAACTATTTTGAAAATCTTAGAAACACACATAAGACATATGCTTCAAGTCATTATGTAATTGGATTAAATGGCGAAATAATAAGATGTATACCAGAAGATGAAGTTGCTTTCCATTCAGGTTCTTATAGTATGAATAGAAAATCAATTGGAATAGAAGATTGTCATCCAGATTGGGAAGGAAAGTTCAATGAAAATACATATAATAGCTTAGTAGAATTATGCGCAGATATTTGTAAAAGATACGAATTGTCAGTAGATAATATTATAAGACATTATGACGTTACAGGAAAAGAATGCCCACGTTATTATGTAAGAAATGAACAAGAATGGATCAAGTTCAAAAATGATGTTGCAAATAAACTTGGACAAGCTACAGTTAATACAGCTGTAAAAGAAGAACAAGGAAGTGAGGAAGTACCTATGTTTAAATTTAAAAATGGAAGAACAGTAGAACCCATCTACGCAGACTGTCAACATACATTAAAAATTGGTAGTTTAAATAAATATGAAGAATGTGAATGTTTTGGAATATTTAATGGAGCACCAATGGTACGATATAGAGTTGGAAATTCTAATAATTACAAAATTGGTTTCGCTGTAGATGTAAGATGTGTAAAATAATATAAATAAGTTAGAGGTAGGTTGATAAAATTCAATCTACCTCTGTTGTTGCCATAGCATTTGTTAGATGTATATAACTAGAGGTTAACATACTTAAATTAAATATTTTAGAAGGGATATCTGGAATATCAGGTTCATTTTTACTAGAAGATTTATCAACAATGTTTTTTAATTGATATCTTTCTAAAGTATATAATGCAGCTAAGGCATTTAAGACATTTTTCAAATTTCCTAATGTAAAATTATTTAATCTGCCATGTTTTAGTTTATTATAATTTGTCCACCAAATAGGACTTTGAAAAGCGTTCCAACCGTTGAATGGCATTAAATTAATTGATGAAAAAGAGTATATTACTTTTTCTTGAACGATATCAGGGAATTTTGAACTTACGATAGAAAAATAATCATTTATACATTTGTACTTTTTTTGATTAAAACCACAAATTTTTTTAAATATAACATCTATTTCAGAGCATATACTAAGAAGTAAAGAAGTATATTCTATAGAATAAGTGGAATAATTATTTTTAGCAACTTCTACATATTTAATTGTATTTATAAATCTTTCTTCTAAATTCAAATAGTATGACCAAAAAACTTTTTGAAAATCATTTCTATTCATATTATATTCCTCCTTTTTTCTACACTATATCACATTAAAATTAAAAATGTTGTCGAATTTTGTCAGAAAGGTCATAAAATAAAAACTTGCAATTATTTTTAAGATATAAAACTATATTGCTGAAAATTTAAAAAGCTTCTAAAACGATTTAAATGCGAGTTTAAAAAATGGTATTGACACAAGACGAAACAAAGTGATATAAATAGGGTAAATAGAAGTAGCAACTTGATATTATGTAAAATTTATGCTATAATGTAATAAGAATTTAACATAATATGGTTCTAAATAGCGAAAATTAGAATATATTATAGGAGCAGAAATGGATGAAGAAACATTAATTGGATATCATGGCACAAGTAAGTGCAACTGTAGAGATATAATAAAGAATGGTTTCAAGGCATCAAGAGCCCAAGAAGGACATTGGCTTGGAACAGGTGTATATTTTTATGAAAATATTTATTATGCAATTGAATGGGGAATAATACGTTTTTTATTTGGAAATAATAATTATGATATTTACCGAGAAAAATGCTCGGTAATAAAAGGAATATTAAATTGTAAAAAATATGAAGTTTTAGATTTAAATGATCCTTTAGGATATGAAATATACCAAGAAATTTTAAAGAACATTCAAGAAAGATTTCCAAATACAATAGAAAAGATTAATAATGGAAAAGATGTTGAAATTATTAGATTGCTTGAAGAAGTAGAAAGTAAAACTGGTGAAAATTATATATCAATGTTTGATGTAATAACTGCTGATTATCCCAAAAATATATATAATAAAAAATCAGAAAATATATGGGGCAATTTTCTACCTTGCATTCAAAAACAAATTTGTGTAAAAAATGATAATGTTATTGAAAAATATGAAGAAGTTGATATTGATAAAGAAAATGGTCAAACATATTTTCAAGTAATAACAAAGAATAGGGAGGAATATAAAAATGAAAAACAATCCAGAATTGTTAAAAAAACTGCTAGAGAAAATAAAAAATACTCCAGACGATATAATTGAAAGTGCAATAGAAAGTTTAAGTGAAAAAATGAAATTAGAAGACTTTGAATATAATGCGAATATATTGAAAAATTTTAGTTTAGAAAGTGAGAATAATAAATGGAAAGAAAACCTATCAACAGCAGCTTAAAATTTGTTAATTATATAGTAAACGAAGTACAATTTAATTATAACAAAAATCAAAAAGATGAAAAAAATTGGAAATTAACATTTAATTTTAAAAATATAACAAAAATTAATAAAGAAAAAAATAGAATGGAAATATCATTATCAACAGAGATATTTAAAGGCGTTGAAAACGCACCATTTAATATGAGTGTAGAGATAGTTGGATTTTTCGAATTAGAAGGAGATGATGATATTTCTCATTATGAAGCAAATGCTATTGCAATTATGTATCCATATTTGAGAGCAATTATTTCTACTTATACATCTTCAGCAAATGTAATGCCAGTCATTTTACCAGCTATTAATATAAATGCAGTTTTAAATAATAAATCAAAGAACTAGCCACAAACTAGTTCTTTTTTTTATTGAAATGTCAAACTTCGACAAACAATTCAAATTAAATATGCTATAATAAGAGCATAAGAAAAGATGTCTGGACAAAAGGGAAGTCTTTGCACTTCTCTTTTTTATTAGAAAATATTACATTTCCACCATAGTGGATAAAATGTATGCTATAAGAGAAAGTAGAGCATACTAAAGCAAAAGGTGGAAAAATGAGAATAGAAATATTATTGAAAGAGATCAGAGTTAAAAAGCGGATATAGTCTAGAAAAATTGTCAAAAGCAACAGGCATATCTAGCTCACATTTGAATTATATAGAACGAAATGAAAAAGAACCGTCTTTAAGTAATGCAATAATAATAGCACAAGCATTAAATGTAGATATAAAAGAATTATATAGAATAGTACCTTAAAAGTACTATTTTATTTTTTTCGTATATGAAATTGGTACTTTCGTAAAATATCCACCATAGTGGATGAGATTAAATATATTTATACTGCAGAAAAGAAAAAGGAGAGGTAGTATGGATGTAGTAGAAAATGAAATAATTAAAGAACTAAATTATATTGATGAGAAAAAGTATCAACAGTTTAAGAAAAAAATGGGGAAAAAGGGGGATTATTTTAGTTTTAAAGAACTTGAAATATTACAAAAAATGTAAATGTTTTTTAGCGTAATTTTAGCGTAAATTAATACAAAAAACTTACTATAAAATGATAATATATGCTAGTCAATGTTGTGTGATGAAATGTTAGAGTATCAAGCAATACAGACACTTTTATATATGTCCCCAATATTGCTTAGATACTCCTTCCGACCTGGTGGCCCGAGTTCGATTCTCGGTACCCGCTCCATAAGATAAAATCGTCGCACTAAAGCGATGTTAATGATTAAATCAATCTGAAAAGATTGATTTTTTTGTGCGTTATTGCAAAGAAAGGTGTGATGTGATATGATTAAAATAATTAAAAAGAAAATCAATATGAGTGATGAACTCAAAGCCAAAATTAATTGGTCTTGCAAATTTAATAATAGACCCTACCAGATTATTGAGGGTCACCTAAGAATTGTGGAACATACAAATTTAGCATATGTTGAGCCACATAAAGTAATTATTGGAGATACACTATATTTATTCTTCAATGAACAAAAACATTTTTATATTGGGAATTTAAAGAAGAAAATCCCTATTGCTGATTTATCAGAATACATAGCAAGGCATTAATTAATTGAGAGTTTATATACTCCCATAATATTGGTTTATTTTGTCGTGTAAATAATCAATATAAAGTATAAGGTGTCTTGTTATGTGACACCTTTTTTGGTGCCTTTCATTAAAAGAAAAGGAGGAAAAATTATGAATAATGAAAGGATGATTGCAGCAGTTTATATTCGTGTCAGCACAGAGGATCAGGCACGAGAAGGATTTTCTTTAGGAGAACAAAAAGAAAAGTTATTACAACTCTGTGCATTTAAAGGTTATGAAGTATTTAAGGTTTATGAAGATGCAGGAATATCTGCAAAAGATATGGAACATAGACCAGCATTTCAAGAAATGCTACAAGATATGAAGGACGGAAAAATTAATTATATTGTAGCCTACAAACTAGATAGAGTTACTCGTTCAGTTCGTGATTTAGAAGAACTTATCTCTCAGTTAGAAAAATATAATTGTTATTTAGTTTGTGATAGAGATGATGTTAATACTTCTACTGCTAACGGAAGATTTTTTGTAAGAATGCTAACAGTATTATCACAGTTAGAAATTGAAATTGTATCGGAAAGAACTAAATTTGGACTTAATGGAGCAATTAAGTCAAGTCATTTACCAGGTCCTGCCCCACTAGGATATAAGAAAGATGGCAATAAAAAAACTATTGTTGATGAAGCAACAAAACCTATTATTGAAAGAATATTTAAAATGTATTTAGAAGGCAAAAGTTTTCAACAAATATCAAATGTCTTTAATAAAGAAAAATTATTAAATCCAAAGAAATGGAAAGACACGACTATTCAAAAGATAATTGATAACAAAATCTATATGGGAGATTATGAGCAATATAAAAGAATTGCTAAAAAAGAAAACAAAGAACCTGTTATTTATATGAATGTTGTTGAGCAAATAATATCACGTGCAATGTGGGAAGAATGCCAAAGACAAAAAGAAGTTAATCAAAGAACTTATACTAGAGATAGAGTTTATTTATTCTTTCAAAAGATTAAGTGTCCTACTTGTGGAAGAATAATGAAATGTAAAGGTTCTGGTGGCAAGAAGAAAAAGTATATGTATTATAATTGTGAAAAATGTCATTTAAATTATCGTGAAGATAAAATCGAAGAATGTTTAATGCAATTTATCTATGATTTAGTTGAGTATGATATGGCAGTTAAAAAGTATTTTTTACCTATTCTAGCAGACCACAATCCAACAAAAACTGATGATATAGATAAAGAGATTAATGGGTTAATAAAACAAAAAGAACGTATTAAAAAAGCATATATGAGTGGTATTGTCGAAATGGAAGATTTTTCAGAAGATTATAAACTAATTGAAGAAAAATTAGAAATTTTAGAACAAAAGAAATCAGAACTATTAAATCTAGATAATATATCTTTTACACCACAACAATTAATGGCAGATAGAGATATTGAACGAGAAACTATGATAAGACTAGAAATTTTAAATGACGTTGTTAAAACAAATTGGGAAAGCAAAACAAAAGATGAAAAGCAAGAATTTATATCCAAATTTATTGAATCCGTTGTTCTAATAAAAGATAAAAACAATGAACTTTATATAGATAAAATTAATTTTAGAAAGAGTTATATTAATAACCTAATGAAGTTTTTAGATAAAGGAATATTAGATGTATTAGTACCGGTTGAGATAAATGGTAAAGAAGAATTTATTATTGGTAGTCCGAATATTTCTAATGAACAAGTACAGGAATATTTAGATAGATTGAATGAATTTTATGAAACAAAAATGTATCAGCTTTATGAAAAAATTGATGAAGATACTGATAATATTATTGGTGAGTTTACACCTAAAAAAGATGAAAAAATTATAAGAATTGTACCAATATCACTGACTGAAATAAAAACAAAATCAATTATAAATAAAGAAGATATTGAAACAAAATATGGAATTGTTACTTACAATCCTAACAAACCAAACAAGAAAGGAAATGATTAAATTATGGAGTTAAAATATACAAGAACTGGTGATTATGAATTACCAAATCTAACTTTAAAAAATAATAAAAAAGGACCAATTAATAAGTATGGAATGTTAAGACTTGATTATTTAAAAGCACATAAAAAATCACTTTATACTACACTTTTAATAAAAGGTGAACTTACTAATCATCTTATTTCAGTAAGTAAAGATGCAGAAACTTTATTAAGCAATTTAATAGAAAGTTATAAAAAAAGAGATAAAAAACTATCTGAAAAAAATAAAGAAATTAACCAACTTGAATGGATGAAATTAATGAATAATTATAAAAATACAGCAGAAGAAATAATCCTAAAAGAACTGATTTATACTGAAAATATGTGAGTACGTACTCACATATTTTGTCTGGCAAGCACTGAATTTGTACTCCCATACAAATTCTATTATTGGAATTTCCATACCCTTAAATTTTAGAAAGGAGACGTTAAATTATGAGAATAAGAAATAATAAAGTTAATGTTTTTTTAAGTAATGATGAAAAATTTATTTTAAAAAGAGATTCTTCAAAATTAAATTTATCTCAATCTGAATATATTAGAAATTTAATTGTAGGATATAAAGTTAAAAATTCAAAAATTAAAGAAGAAATAAAAACTAATATAGATAAATATATTATAGAAAAAATTCTTAAAACACTAGAAGAAAATATCAATTGTTTAATCAAAGTAAAAAACAAATTTCATTATCTAGGTTATTTTGAAAATGAACAAGCAATTGGGACTAAAATAGAAAATTTAAAAATACAGAACAGTGAGATAAAAGAATATTTATTATCTATTATAACCGACAAAGACAATGCCAATTAAGCATTGTCTTTACAACTTTAACCTTCAATTTCATATAAATTTTTATATTCTGGGCATTTCTTTATTAATTCATTATGAGTACCACTATCAATTATTTCATGATTGTTTAAAACAAATATACAATCTGAGTCAATTATTGTGCTCAGTCTATGTGCCACAATTATCACTGTATGATCTTTAGATAAATTCTTAATAATATTTTTAATTTTTTCTTGATTATTGTTGTCTAATGAACTTGTAGCCTCATCAAATAAAACAATCTTTGATTTTTTTATAAGAACTCTGGCAATTGCTAATCTTTGCTTTTGTCCACCACTTAATATTACTCCATTTTCACCCACAATTGTTTCATATCCATCTTGCATTTCCATAATAGCATCATGTAATTGAGCCTTCCTACATACATCTTCTATTTCTTTATCTGAAGCTTTAGGATTTGCTAATCTGATATTTTCTTTTATTGAAAGATTAAATATATAAGGTGATTGAGAAACTACTGAAATATTATTTCTTATTGTTGTTTCTGATAAAGTATTTATATTATAATTATCTATTAAGATTTCACCATCACTAGCGCTGTAACTTTTATTAATCAACTTTAATATAGTAGACTTTCCTTCACCACTTTTTCCAACTATAGCCACCATTTTATTACAATCTATTTTAAAATTAAGATTTTCAAACAAATTATTTGAACCATATTTGAATTTCAAATTCTTAAATTCAATTGAACCTTTTATATTTTTGATATCTAAATCTCCATATGTTTCCTTAGAAAATGATTCATATGTAATTATATCAAATACTCTTTGAGATGATACTTTTCCATCTGCTAATTTTTCTCTTATCTCAGAAATATAATTTATTAAATCTAGTACTTTATTTTTATATAAGAAAATTATTAAAAATGAACTGATTTCAAGAGATTTATGCGTAATAAAATAAATTGATATTAAGATAAATATAAAGTCTAATATATGTTGAAAAGCTTTAATCCATCTATTCCATGTCCTTCTTGTATCTATACTCTTTATTTCAGCCTTAATTGTTTCCGTTTGTTTTTGATTGACGTCTTGTAAAACTGTTGACTTTAAATTAAGATCTTTTATTTCTCTTATTCCTCTTACTACGTCTGTATATAGTCCTACTACTTTTTCATCTTTTTCTTTGTAATCTTTTTTTACTCTTTTGTAATAAAATAATTTCTTTGATGTTAAAATATATACTAAAATTACATTTAAAATTAAATAGAAGCCTAAATATATATTAAGAAAAAATACATAAATTATAAAACTGATGTTAAGTATAATACCAGATAAATCATCTGTTATATAATCAAATAACTCAGATAATTCGGTTGTATCTTTATTTAATCTGGATATAAAAAGTCCTGAATTTGTATTATCAAAGTTTTTTATTTCAAAATTAGTTAAACTTTTTAACATATCACTTTTTAAATCAAAATTTACTTTTCCATTTAATTTCAAAACTGTTCTTGACCATAAATTAGTAACTATTTCTATTATAATTCTTAATATAACTAAAAATAAAGCAGTATTTAATATTTGATTTTTATTAAAATTTTCAAAAAAACCTAACATTTTACCTTCATATATAGGTGATAATAAAGATATTCCAGCATACCCCAAACTTAATATAATTACCATTATAGATAAAACCTTATATTTTTTATAATATTTAAATAATTTACTTAAATTATTAGTATTTTTTTTCATAATTGTAACTCCCTGTATAAATTAAATTCCTATCACAAAAATTATACTATATTTTGAAAATTTTTTCTATACTCCTTGAAAATATTTAATGGAATGGTATAATAAATTTGTCAGAGAGATTTAATCATTCTTGGGAGTATTATTTTTCGCATACGTGTATAGTTAAGGCTCCAGTAACGTTTCTGTTCGAACTTTTATAGAACAGATAGATATGAAATCAATCAGTAAAATGGTTGATTTTTTCTTTTGCAAAAAATCATCCTAAATCTAAAATGAAGGGATGGTGTGAAAAATGAATATTATCAAAGAAGAATTACAATTTGAGAAAAGTCTAAAACAAAGACTAGAATTTATATGTGAATTTTCTAAAGTTACTCCTACTTTTATTAATGGCAGTATAAGAAAGATTGAGAAAACAAATATCTCTTATATAGAGCCACATAGAGTAATTATAAAAAACATTACATTTCTGGTTTTCAATTATTCTAATGATGTTTATATTTCTAATTTAGTAAATAAAATCCACTTATCTGAATTAGAAGAATACTTGAAAAAAATATAATTTGTAAAAATTGACATTTCCTTAAATCGTGATATAATATAGGCAATTAATTATGTATAGTTGTTTGGCAAGAACTATATATAAATTTATGAGTACTTTGAAAAATTTATATTATATTACAATTATATTGTATTTTATTATGTGATAAATGGATTTAAGAGATGTCAATAGTACTCGTATGTACTTTGATGTCTCTTTTTTGTTAGGAGGGTTATAAATTGGGTGAAGAAAAGAAAAAATGTGGATTGTATATGAGAGTATCTACTGAAGACCAAGCTCGTGAGGGTTTTAGTCTTCCAGAACAAAGAGAAAGACTAGAAACTTTTTGTAAATTTAAAGGTTATGAAATTATAGATTATTATCAAGACGCAGGAATAAGTGCAAAAACTGGTAATCTCAGACCAGAGTTTGAAAGATTAAAAGAAGATATTAAGTCTAAAAAGATAAATACTATTATTTCATTAAAACTAGATAGAATAACAAGAAGTATTTATGATTGGGAAAATCTTATAACTTTTTTAGATGAGAATAATGCTTATATTGATTGTGCTAATGATGAAGTAAATACAACAACTGCAAATGGTAAGATGATTTCTAGACTTTTAATGAGTGTTAGTCAAAATGAAATTGAAAGAACTAGTGAAAGAACAAAAGTAGGTTTAGCAGGTGCAATAAAACAAGGTCATATTCCATCTAAAGCACCTCTTGGATATAAACACGAAAATAAAAAATTAGTAATTGATTATTCTACTAAAGATATTGTAGTTAGAATATTTGAATTATATTATAATGGCTATTCTTATCAAAAAATCAGTAATCTATTTAATAAGGAAAAAGTTTTAGGTAAGGATAATTGGAGGGATTCAACTATTGTTGGTATTCTTGAAAATGAAATATATAAAGGAGACTTCGTTCATGGAAAGAATACTAAACACCCTACCTATTATGAAGATGTAGTAGAACCTATTATTTTTAAAGAAATGTGGGAAGATTGCCAAGTACAGAAAAAGAAAAATTCTAGAAACTATCAAAGAACATTAACCTATTTATATTTGCAGAAATTAAAATGTCCAAATTGTAATCGTGTTTTAGGTGGTAAAGCTACAACAAAGAAAAATGGCAAACCCTATTACTACTATTATTGTCACGATTGTAAAATAGAATTTAAGGAACAAATAATAAATGACTACTTTAATCAATTTATTAGTGAATTAGTAGAATATGACTCTGTTGTAAATCAGTTTTTCTTGCCTATGATAAAGCAAAAATTTGATGAGCCTAAAGAACAACTAGAAAAATGATACAAGATTTTAATATGGAGGTAATAGAAAATGGAGAGTGAAAAAGTAAAATATTTAATAAATATGATAAATGATATGGACCTAACAAACAAATTAAGATTAGCAACATGCATGAGTGATAGTAGCTGTACTAATCTAAAGTATGATAAACCTGAAATGTATAAATATTTTAATAATATGCTAAAAGAAATTGACGAAGAATATAAAACTACTTTAATAAATTTTGCTAAATATCATCTTATAATGTTTGCAATGGCTAAAATTATGGAAATGACAAAGGAAGAACAAAATCAAGTTGCATTGTATTTGTTTAATAATATAAGTATTATATAATTTTTAAAATTAAATAAAAAAGAAACCGCC